TCGTATTTAACGTCTTGTGCTTCTAACATTATGGTATATTGTTAAGTGAGAATGCTGATCTTGGTTTTGTAATGTCAAATAAAACAGGAACCTGAGTTGGTGATGCGTTACCAGAACTGATAGGAGGAGATGGTGCTTGTGTCACAATAGGTAATAATAAAAGTTTAGTTTGTGAATCATCTACTGAGGTATCTATGCTAAGTGGTTTCTTTTCAAGTCCTTTAAGTATGGCAAGTGTTTTCTTAGATTCTCTTTCTTGTTTTTTCCTCTCTGCTATTTTTTCTTGCTGTCTCTTTAGTAAAGAAGTTTCATCATCTGGACCAGAATTTAAATGGTTCAATGTATATTGAACACCATTGGATTCGATAATAACTCTATTGCCATATCCATCACCACGATTTGGAATAAATTGAACATACTTCAGTCCACCTTGTAGTGTTATCTTTTGATCTGGATCTCCAGCATAATCTTCTCCTCGGTGCATACTACCCCATCTCATCCCAATACCAGAGGTAAATCTCAATCTTTGTGTCATTGGAATGCCACTTACAAGAATATTATTCTTAACAGAGTCTGGTATAGACGCTCCTGGATTTGTGTAATTCTCAATATGAATATGAGATCCACCAGGTCCTGCTGGCACAGTTTTTCCAGTATATCCAACAGATCCAATTACTTCATCTGATCTTACAGCAACTGGTGTTAAATCGGATGCTGGTCTTGTTCTTGGACCTTCTCCTGGTTTTTCATTTGGTCTTTCGTTACCATCCCCACCAAATTTTTTAATAGTTTTTAGAGTTTTGACAATCTCCTCAAACTTACTCATATTCTTATCATATAAATCAGTAGTTTCCCTGTTCTGTTCGGAAGTCTTAGAGAAAAGTTTTACTGGATTTGTTTTTTCATTACCAATTGTTGTTCTCTTTGGTTGTTGATTTGCCTGAGACTGTTTATTAACTGCTCCACCTTTGTTTCTCTTTTGTATTTTTGGAATACTACCTTCTGATGAACTTTGTGGTGGAGATATCTGTGGAGATGCTTGTGGAGTTTGTTGTGGGAACATATTCCCTGGTGCCATTGGAGCAAAAGGTATCTCTGGAATAACGATACCATCAGTATCAATCTCACGATCTAATCCACGTAGTTCTTTTTCTGATTGTTGTATATTTTTCTTAGCATCATCTGGTTTGAAAAGAGAAGATATACTGTTATAGACTGATCCTATTCCACTTGCTATTACTCCAAGTGCCTTAACAGTTCCAACAACAAATGGTCCAACAGTTTTTATAAAAGAGGATACTTTTTCAATAATTATAGGTAACTTATCAACCAGAAATCCAAGAACAAGATAACCAAAGAAGTTTATAATACGATCTTTGATGCTCATCACCATTCCACCAACACCCGATAGAATTTTTTTACCAAATCCCATTCCTGGTTTAATTTTTGTTTCTGCCTTTTGCTCTGCCTCTGCTCTTCTTCTGTCCTGAACTTCCTTACCAATTAATGCTGTTTTTTTAGAGTCAATTCTTCTAACTTGAGTATTAGATTTGATAAGAAAACTTTTAATGTTAGTAACATTAAGTTTTAAATTTTCTACTTGAGTTGTGGTGTTTAGTTCTTCCATTTATCAACTCCCGTATATTCCAAGTTCCATCATCGCATAAGCAACATAGAAGTTTGATGGGTCTTCAGCATCAACCATTGGCATTGAACTACCTCTAGATGGTGGAGTTGCCATAGTTCCAGAAGGTGTCATAGTTTGATTTCCGCCACCCATATTCATTGGTGGAAGAACCGCCAATGATGATCCCGATGAAGGTCTTCTCAAATCTTTGGTTGCTCTTCTTGGTTGCTTCAAATTAACACTAATTTGTCCAACAACTCCAGCAGAACTCATTTCAATTCCAGATTGAGCAGAACCCATTAGGTTGCCAACTTTTAGTTTCGGCATTGAGCGAAGATCACCACCACCATATATTCTCTGGTAAAGGTCAGGATCATCTTCTTTTAGTTTAATCTTTTTAACAAAATCCTCATAATCTTTCAAAGTGGTTTCAAACTTCTCATTTGCTACTTTGAACGTTTCGTTATTTTCTTCTTGCTTCTTAAGGGCATTAATCATCATAGTATAAAGTTTCCCACCATTATAAATGACATCATCAATGAATGGTCCAAATTTTTTGCTTTCATCTCTTGGAACAACTTTTTCTCCAGGAGTTCCTAAGATTGGAACAATGTCCTTATTCACGTTTGGTCCCGGAATTGTTCCTCCTCTATTAAATTCTAAACCAGAACCTTCCTGATTTTGCTCTTGCCCACTTGTTACAGCATCATAAATTGAACCAGCAAGAATATCACCAAGTAATCCTCCCCATATTGGACCACCAAAAGGAAGTAGTGGTGGGAAAGAACCTAAAGCAGTTCCTAATGTGGCACCAACTGCTTTTGCTGCTGCTCTACCCAATGGTTCTCCAAGAGCAAGGGATACTGCAAAATCAATTAAACCACCAATAAGTGGTATTCTTTTAAATATCGGTCTCAATAATTTTCCAAGACCTTTGGCACCGGGACCCATTCCGATTGCCTTCATTGCACTATTACTAGCCCTTTTAAATCCTACATCAACACCTTGAAGTGCTCTTGCTACTGGATTTTTTGATCTTGTTACAACATCTAAATCTATCTTTTTCCTGCCACCACCAGGATCATATTCAGAAGGTCCTGTTCTTCCACCAGTTCCAGTATAAAAAGATCTAGTTTCTCTACCTATTGTTACACCCCTTCTTCCACCTGAGGCATTTCGAAATAATCCACCACCAGTTCCGCCAGTTCCGCCAGTTCCACCAAAACCACGCCCAGTCGCAAATCTAGAAATACCACGGAGAAGACGGTAAAGACGTGTAATCTTTCTAACAACTCTAAGAACAAGAACACCACCAATAACCATCAAAATGGTATTGGCATGTTTTGATAGGAAATCAAAAAATCCTTGTATCTTTTCTATACTACCTGGTTTGCTTAACCACTTCAGTCCCTGGTTGATTAAAAATCCACCAACCAGTGCTCCAAAGAACTGAAGTATTCTGTCGAATATATTCTTTGTTGGAGCAATAATTTTATCTACAGATTTACCAATCTTTGATCCAAGTTTATTGACAGTCTCTACGCCTTCTTCTGCCTTACCTCTTTTTCTCTTATCGGTGGCACTTCTTATTTTCTTTATTTCATCTTCTTCTTTTGCTATTCTATAAGCAAAATCCAAAGAAAGTTGTTTTTGAATTTCTACAAGAATATTATTAGTCTCTACTAAAGTCTGTTCTATAGGAGCAGACTCTTTCTTTAAGTATTTTGGATCTACATAACTAGCGCGGGCGCCGATCTGCATTCCCTTTGGAATTTTGATTGTAGTCGATTTACCTACCAGTGGTGACTCGCCACGAAATATTGAGGAAGAAACTGTTGTTTTTCCTAACTTAGGTTTTGCCTTTAGTGATGGTGCGGTAAATGCCTGACTACTAAATGCCACTCTGCTGCTGTTTTAGATTTTCTTCTTCAATGTACTGTTGGAGAAGAGTAACATAAATTTCTCTCTCCCACGGTATCATATTTTCAATCTCCGTCAAACTATATTTATGGTGCTGAATGAGAGCAAAATTTGTTCTATAGTAGTTTTCCAGGCTTTCATGCGCCATCGCTAGCTGAAAAAACTTGCTAACCCTTCTAGAACCACTTCACTTTCAACACCTGTCTCTGGATTTTTAACTTTAACAGTATGTGTAAGTTTTGGCATCGTATTGAAGAACTCTTCAATATCCTTGAACTGTTTGGTGTTCATCTGTTCGATAAAATCTCTCAGTTCTTTCTTAGTACAGTCAGAAGCACTCCAAGACTCATCTTCTGTGAATACTTGACCAATACAAGCAACAATAACTTCAAGTGATTTGTCAACATCACTTCCAGTCTCATTATACTCGAAGTTGTTCTCAACGAACTGAGCAAGAGAAGGATATTTCATTTGGATTGAAAGATTATCATCCAATTTAACAACATTTGAATGTTTTGGATCCTTTTCAACTTTAATGGCATCCAAATCAATTTCAACTTTTACTTTAGTTACATTATCATCTGGGCAGGTAATATTAACTTCTACTGTTTCACCAACAGAACGAGCACGAATATTCAGGAAGAGATACTCGATATCAAATGTTGAAAGATCATCAACTTTTACACCGCGTGTGCTAATACAATCAGTGATAACTGTTTTAATAGCACTTGAGATTTGTTTCATATTCTCAGACTCAAGTGCCATGATGAGAATTTTTTCTTCTCTTACCAGAAAGGGACGGTACTTAATTGTCTTTCCGGTAGAGGGCAATTCCAACTCATATGTTGGCGTAGAGATCTTTGGTAAAGGCATAATAACCTATAGAAATTCAGTTAAAATTATTTATTACCCTTTTTAAAGTCCTCTTGGACCAATTACACCTTCTCTCAGATTTCTATTTCTGGCAGCATTTATGTTATTGGTAGATTGGGTTAATCCTCCTTTATAAGCATCATACCATTCTTGATCAGTTAAAAGTCCCTTGAATGGTCTCTCTACTGGTTCATTTGTTACTGGATTAATAGGCACTCCAGCAGGATCTCCTGGTTTTTCTTGTATAGTAGTCTCTCCAGTTGTAGATCCTTGTCCATTTCCTCTTCCCTGAACTACAACATATCTATCATAAGCAAAAGAAACAGTCACTTTTAAAACATCTGCTGGACCATAAGAAACAGGAATAGCAGACATAGATTTTGGAAAAACATTATAAAATTGATATGTCAACATTGGAGATCCAACTTTATTACTATCTCTTTCAAATTTTGTTATAAACATAGTTGAAATTTTATATCCGCTTTTTGGATCTAATGGATAATTAAATCTTTTATAATGTTTATTAGAAAGTTCTATGGGACGTATTTTTCCCGCATCTTCTTGTCCAGTTCCAGAAACATAATCCATCCACCCCTCAAAAAACTTGATCATTTGATAATTTTTATCAACATAAAAAGTAAAATCAGTATCAATATACAGTCTAGTATGAGCATACTGCTCATTTATACCATGATAGTTATCTTTAACTTCTGCCGTCGCAAATGAACTTGTTGGAAGTGTGGCATCAGCACACATTAAACCACTTTCTCGACTAATAAATTCCTTCCCAACTCCATATCGAGTAGTAATGTGTTTTTGCAGTCCTTCAGTTAAAACCGAAAAATAAACCTGGTAATAATTGGTAAGAGATGGTTTAGCAATGTCCTTGGATTTAAGGACACTCATCTTAGGTTCTTGGACCAGGTTCTTTGGCGATGCCATCTAAATATCTCTAATGGAGCCTACATTATTAAGTATTTAGATGTCATATAAGGGAAAATTTCAACCATCATACCCACAGAAATACAAAGGTGACCCAACAAACATAATCTATCGTTCTCTTTGGGAGCGAAAGTTTATGGTCTACTGCGATAAAAACAAAAATATTCTTGAGTGGGGTAGTGAAGAAATTGCCCTTCCATATCGTTCTCCCATTGATAATAGAATTCACAGATACTTTCCTGACTTCTATATTAAGGTGCGAGAAACGAATGGTCAGATCAAGAAAATGATCATCGAGATCAAACCCAAGAAGCAAACAGTTGAACCAAAAGTTCAAAAGAAGAAAACGAAAGGATATATTTACGAAGTCTACGAGTATGCCAAGAACCAGGCAAAGTGGAAAGCAGCACGAGAATTCTGTAAAGATAGATTATGGGAGTTCAAAATCATCACAGAAGACGAACTAGGTATTAAGTAATGCCGAGAAAAACTCTTAAACAGAGAAAAGAAAAATATCCAACAGAGAACGAAGTTAATCGAATTCGTTCCGTAATGGATAATATTATTGGTATGGAAGATCCTGATGACGTGATGATGGAACTTATGAGCACCATACCCGAAAGTGGCAGAGCACCAAGTGCTGGAAAGTATTATGCCTTTGTTTATAATCCCAAGACTCCTAATATACTGTATGATCAAAATCCCCTAGTTGCCGTCACTGATGTATTCGAATGGGGATTTCGTGGTCTTAATTATCACTGGGGTCAAATGCGCCAATACACTTGGAATGAAATCCCAGGGCAGTTGTATGAAATCTATCCCGAAGAACTTGCCGATGCCAGAGAACTGCCTTTTATGAAACAGCGTCTAAATAGTTAAAAAAGTAGCCGAGATGGCAGATAACACTCTTAATCAAGAATCTGTAGATAAACTTAATGAACTTCTTGGTGGACAGCTTCGGAATGCTGGAGTACAAGTGGATAATACTACTCCGAAATTTGAGGCACTTCAAGGCAGTCAACAGGCAATTGAGTTAGAAGCAAGGGCGAGGGCAAAGAGTGGTAAAAATTTAAGATATCCATTTGAGCAACACTCCGGTACTACTCAAGATTATATACACTTTAGTTCATTCATTTACAGAAGAGGAACAGGAAAAGATATCGCAAATCCTGTATCTTTAGATCCATACTCGGGACAACCTAGTAATCCTAATGCTTCTCCCACCTTATCAACAGGTCCTTTAGTTTCCCCACCAAGAAGAGGTAATGGTCCAGCACCTAATGATCTTATTAAAACTGGTGATACAATAATTTTACCAATACCTGGGCAAATCTCAGATACAAATGCGGTAAATTATGGGGAAAGTAGTTTAAACAATTATTATGCTGCCGGATTAACTAGTATAATGAATATACAAGATGCTGGCGGACCAGGGGCACTATTTCAGACCCTTGGTAATCAAACTGGCAATTGGTTTGAGTTAGTAAAACAAGATACTAATCTACAACAACTTATTAAAGCTTTTTCTGCTCAACAAGCTATAAGTGCTCTTGGAGCAAATATATCTTTAGAACAATTATTTGCCAGAGCAACTGGATCAATAATAAATCCAAACATGGAATTATTATTTAATGGTCCAACTCTAAGGCAGTTTAAATTTCAGTTTAAATTTACTCCTAGATTTCAAAGGGAAGCACAAGAAGTTAAATCAATAATTAGATCTTTTAAAACAAGTATGTCTCCTATTGGAAAGGACCAAAATTTCTTAAGAACACCAAATATTTTTCAAGTCCAGTATGTTGGAGCATCTTCAAATTATTTAAATAAATTTAAACTCTGCGCCCTAACCAACATGAGTGTCAATTACACTGGTGAAGGAAATTATGCTACCTATAGTGATGGTTCTCCAGTTTCTATGATTATGGACTTGGCATTCCAAGAACTAGAGCCAATTTATGCTGAAGATTACAAAGGAGTAGGAGGAGTAGGTTACTAAAATGGGATACTTTAGAGAACTTCCAAATCTATTATATCCTTCTTATCAGTCTGATAAGAATTCATCTCTTAACTACATTGAGGTTAAAAACCTCTTCCGTAGAGTCAAACTAAGAGACGATCTTCAAAATGTTTTAACTCTTTTCAATAAGTATGAAGTTCCAGAAGGATCAAGACCAGAACTCGTTGCCGAAGAATTTTATGGAGATCCGGAACTTGATTGGGTGGTTCTAATTACAGCAGGAATTATTAACGTTCGAGATGATTGGCCTCTTTCAGATCGAGATCTCTATAATTATTCCTACGAGAAATATGGAACCGATTTGAACGCAACCCGCTTTTATGAAACTACAGAAGTTAAAGACTCTAATGGTCGTTTAATTCTTCCCAAAGGAAAAGTAGTTGACGGCACTTTTACAATTCCAAATCCTGCTGATCCAACGGCAACTCTAAATCCAGTTACTGGGATTAGTAACTACGAGTATGAAGTTCGTAAGAATAATAAAAAGAGGAGCATCTACATATTAAAACCAAGATACTTACAGCAGTTCTTGAATGATATGAGAGACATCTTTACATATCAAAAATCTTCTCAGTATATCAACGAAAAGTATATTCAAACTGAGAATCTAAACATCACTCTTCCATAAGAGTTCTAGTTTCTTATCAAACATCATAACGTATCGGTGCTTGCGGGAGCGTTCTTTCCATTCTCCCTCGGCACCTTTTACTTTGCCACGAGAGTGCTTAGTTCCGTCTGCATAGTAGAAATCTTTTTTTGGTTCTGTAAGACCACAATACTTAAAGTTACAAGCGCGATAGATTGTGCCAGTATGAAAATCGTTATCAGCGTAAGAGATGATTGCTTTAACTTTAGTATCCTTTCGTAACTGTTTAATCGCTCTTGAAACAAACCAAGAAGTGATATTATATTCTGATTGTTGGGTTTCAGGGTGTATGCAAAGTCGTGAAAGTTCAAATAGTCCCTCTTGCTCATCTCTCCTTAAACCAAATGCTCCTTGTGCTATTTCTGGGACAGGGAGTCCAGTAAAAATACAGACTCCCTTGATACCACCGATATTCAGTGGACTGAAATCATTGCTCTCATACAGACCGTAGTTGTATCCAGACTTAAAGGACTTCGAAAAGTCCTTAAGATAATGAAACCGCAGAAGTAATTCTGCGGCTTCAGATTTACTTACACGGTCTATTGTGTAATCAGATTTCACTCGTCGGCAAGGCGGGCGAAGTACGAGAGAGCATCATCATCCTCATCTTCATCAGAGGAAGAGGAAACAGTGCGAGTGGGTTGAAGAGTGTTCAGTTCATCACGGAGATCCTCAGTGAGTTCACGGGTAGAACCACGGGTGGTTTCTTCCTCATCAAACTCTTCAGGATCCTGATAACGGGGAGTACCCTTGTTACCCAGCACATAGTCCAGGCGCTTCTTCAGATCATCATAGGACTTGAACTGATCAGCAGCAACAAGTTCAGCAAGAGAATACTGCTTCTTCCAGATCCCCTCCATGGCATCATCATCGTCCAGGAGAGCATCGGGACGGGCGAACTCAGAAGAGTCGTAGTTACGATAACCAGCAACATTCTTTGCCTTCAGTTTGAAGTTAGCACCTTGCCAGAAATCGAACGGATCGATTGCTTCCTCGTCCTCAAACTCAGGTTGCATGGCAGCAGTGAGTTTGTCGAAGATCTTCTTACCGAACTTGTACAGGAAGACTTTACCTTCGTTGGAGGGATTAGCAGGATCCTTGACCACATAAATGTTTGCCATGTAGGTCAGTTTACGCTTCTGCTTACGTGCCTGCTCTTTACCAGCATCGGTGCCGTTGTTCCACAGCATCGTGTTGTACTCAGAAACAGGATCCTTCTGACCAAGAGTAGTCAGGGAGTTCTCAATATACCAACCACCAGGACCTTGGAAGGCGTGACTGTAGAGTTTCACAAAAGGAAGGTCCTCACCATTAGGAGCGGGCAGGAAACGGATCACGGCATAACCGTTACCGCTCTTATCACATTCCAGTTTCCACAAGCGATCATCGCCGCTGGAACCGCCATTGTTATTCATCTTTTCGACTTCCTTGACCAGTTTCGCGGTCAGGGAGCCAAGCTTAGATTGCTTTTTAAGGTCTGCGAAAGACATTTGGATTACCTCGGATTAATTGGATTCGGGGGATTTACTCGGATAGTATAGCAAGGATGCCCTCAGTCGTCAAGATATTGCTTGAGGGATTCGATTGTCTGGTTCATACTATTGAATAAAACTGACATATCAGTCTCTGGTGGGAAACCCATCAGGGCAACTGATTTGCGTAGGTTCTCTTTCATCTCAACCGCCATTGGGTCGTCTGAAAGGGATAACCTAGTATACATCACTCTCTGCTTTTCTAGCAAGCTTTGGAGTTTTTCAATGTGCTCTAACTTGGTCTCATTAGACATTGAACCAAAAGTCAATATACTTCCATAGATTTGTTCTTGGAGTTTATTGATTTCTTTTAGTTCATCCTGAATAATATCAGACTCAAAAAATTCACTCATCGATTATAGACCGCAAAATTTTCTTATAGTTGAACACATCAATATTTAGGAACGGAGAATATTTTTTAATTTTCAAACTTACGGTTTCCCACACTGGGTCCAAAAGTTGCTTGTCAAACTTATTCCCGAACAGGAATATTTTATTATAGATCACTAGGGTCTCTAGTGAAATTGTCCCGCTCAGGAACTTTTTAAGAACGGTTGGATGACCTTTCGAACAGTCGAAAACACTCTCTAATTCGTTCTCCAAGAACAATTCGCTGCTTTGCTCTTTGAACAAGTAAGTCAAACTCTGCTGTCTTTTCATCCACTCGGCGTAGTTTCTTTCGCCAGAATTGATAATTTCTCCAATCCATAGGTTCTGTGGGTTATCG